CTACCACGATCCAGAGGATGCCAACACCCCTGTAGCCGCTAAGATAAGGCTACCAGATAAACAATTCTACAACGTAGGCAACTGGTCAGCCTCTGGACTATTCGGACAGCATTTGTTTAACGGTGGAGGCAAGTACATAACGCTATGTGAAGGCGAGTTCGATGCGGCGGCGGCTTACCAGATGCAGAATAGTAAGTATGCTTGCGTCAGTGTCAGGAATGGTGCTGGCGGTGCGCTTAAAGACTGTAAGGCATCATACGAGTATCTGGACAGCTTTGAAGCTATTATTATATGTTTTGACGCAGACGAACCTGGAAATAAGGCGGCTAGAGAGGTTGCAGAGCTGTTCAGCGGTAAGGCCGCTATAGTCAAACACACTGGCGGTCATAAAGACGCTTGCGACTACCTTATAAATAATGATGTGAAAGGCTTTACAGCGGCATTCTGGGCGGCAGAGAAGTTTGTACCGGACGGTATCATCAACGGTGCTAGTCTCTGGGATGAGGTTAACAGACCTGTAGAAAAGTCTGCTGTGATGTACCCGTGGGAGAGTTTAAACAAACTAACCTATGGCATCAGAGAGGCTGAATTGGTCACTATCACCGCTGGTTCTGGGCTAGGTAAGTCACAGTTTGTGAGAGAGATTGTCTACCACATCTTGCAGAACTCTGAGCAGAACATTGGCCTATTGTTCCTAGAAGAAAACGCCAGAAAGACAGCGTTGTCGCTAATGTCTCTATCAGCTAACAAGCCTCTACACCTACCAGACGTAGAAAGCACAGAGCAGGAACGCTGGGAGGCTTTCGAGGATACAATGGGTACTCAGAGGCTGTTTCTGTTTGACCACTTCGGTAGCACCAGTATTGACAACATTGTCGCACGTTGTCGCTACATGGCTAAGGCGCTAGACACTAAGTTTTTGTTTCTAGACCACGTTAGCATTGTCGTGTCAGCACAGAGCAACGGTGATGAGAGGAAGGCGCTGGATGAGATATGCACCAAGTTGCGAATGCTAGTGCAAGAGACAGGCATAACATTGTTTATGGTTAGTCACCTGAAGCGACCAGACGGTAAAGGTCATGAGGAGGGTGCTGCTAGTAGCCTGTCACAACTCAGAGGATCTGCGTCCATTGCACAGCTATCAGACATGGTGATAGGGCTAGAGAGGAACGGTCAAGCGGCAGACCCAGTAGAGCGTAACACTACCAATGTCAGGGTTCTAAAGAATCGCTTTTGCGGAACTACTGGCCCTGCTGGTGGCTTGTTGTTTGACGCTAAAACTGGTAGAATGTTAGAAATTAAAGAGGAGGCGTTATAACGTGAACGACACTAAAACACCTGTTTTTAAAAAATTAGAGATTAAACAAATATCTTATGATGAAACAAAAGATTTAATTTTAAACGTGCATTATGCAAAACGAATGCCCTCTATTTCTTTCGCTTATGGTTTATTTAAAGATAATGAAATGATTGGGATTGTTACTTACGGCTCACCTGCTTCACCTTTTTTATGCAAAGGTATTTGTGGAGAGAAGCATAAACAGAATGTCATTGAGCTAAACAGATTAGTTTTAGTAAACAATGAAAAGAACGAAGCAAGTTACTTAATAGCTAATTCTTTAAAAATGTTACCAAAGCCTAAAATAGTAGTCAGCTATGCCGACACTGCTCACAACCATTCTGGCGTAGTTTACCAGGCTACAAACTTTTTATTCACAGGAACAACCAAAGGCAGGACAGACCAAGCGTCTGCAAACGGGAAGCATAGTAGACATAGTTTAGGAGATAGGCAAAACAGAGTTTATAGAAGCCCGAAACACAGGTATGTTATTTTCGTTTGTAGTAAAAAACAAAAGAAAATTTATATGGAAGCGTTAAACTATGCAATTCAACCTTATCCGAAAGCATATTCAGTTTTAAATGAGAGGGTGCTATAATGAGATGTATATCATGTGATAAACTATTGACAGACTTTGAATCTACTAGGAGGTCACTCCAAAGCAATGACTTTATTGAACTGTGTAATGATTGTTTCTACTACGCATCAGATGACATTGCAACGCTTTCTAGAGAAGACTTGAGAAGTGAACACGATAATTTCATAGGAGAACAGGAGTATGAGCAAGATTGGCAACTGGGTCTTAGAGACTGAAGAAAGAAAAGCAGAATTACGACACACTAACCCTTATGACAGACACAGCAACACAGGAAACACAACGAGGCAATACTATGTTGATTACGCTGGATATAGAAACAAACACCAGCCACGACAAAATCTGGGTAGTGGTGACGCAGGACGTAGACACTGGCGAGGTGCTAGAGCATTATAGTGGGACAACACTAGCCCCTCTAGTAAGCAAGGCTACAGGCGTTATAGGACACAATCTCATAGGCTTTGATGCGCCAGTGCTTTACAACGTGTGGAATCTAACCATACCCACAGGAAAGCAACGCGACACTCTTGCAATGTCTAGACTCTGGAATCCTTCGTTAGAGGGTGGTCATAGCCTAGATTCATGGGGGCAACGCTTTGGCGATCCTAAGATAGACTTCCACGATTATGACGGTGGACTGTCTGACGAGATGGTAGAGTATTGTAAGCAAGATGTAGCACTAACAACCAAGCTATTCAAACATTTAACCGACATACTAAAGCGTGAGGAGTTTTCACAACAATGCGTAGATTTAGAAGAGAAGGTCGCTATCATTACGGCTCAACAGGAACAGAACGGATTTCAGCTAGACGTAGAACAAGCAACCTTGCTCTGGGTAGACCTGTGTCACAAGATGAAACAGATAACAGAGAGTCTACAGAAAGTGTTTCCACCAATAGTGGAGGAGCGTTGGAGCGAGAAGACAGGGAAGCAACTGAAGGACAAGGTGACTGAGTTTAACGTAGGCTCTCGTAAGCAAATAGCAGAGCGTCTACAAGGCGTGGGCGTGAAGTTTAAACAGAAGACAGAGAAGGGTTCTATAATTGTCAATGAGAAAGTCTTAGAAGGTATCGACATACCAGAAGCTAAGATGATCCATGAGTACCTGCTACTACAGAAGCGTACAGCACAAATAGATTCCTGGTTGGGCTTTGTTAAGGACGGTAGGGTTCACGGTAGAGTGATTACCAACGGTGCTGTAACAGGCCGTATGACGCACCATAGCCCTAACATGGCTCAAGTACCAAGCGTAGGCGCACCGTATGGAACAGAGTGTAGATCGTTCTGGTGTGTGCCAGAGGGTCACAAACTAGTAGGCATAGATGCCAGTGGCTTAGAACTACGTATGCTCGCACACTACATGCGTGATGATAACTACACCAACGAGATACTTAGTGGTGACATCCACACTGCTAACATGAAAGCGGCAGGGCTTACTGACCGTAGTCAGGCTAAGACATTCATATACGCCTTCTTGTATGGTGCTGGTGCGGCTAAGATAGGTCAGATAGTAGGCGGTGGATACAAAGAAGGCCAACAACTAATTGACTCGTTCCTACGCAATACACCAGCGTTAGCTAGGTTACGAGAGCGTGTAGCTAAGTTCTCTGCTGGTGGTACGCTACCTAGCTTAGACGGCAGACGATTACGTGTCAGAAGCGAACATGCAGCACTTAACACACTGCTACAAGGTGCTGGCGCTGTTGTGATGAAGCAGGCACTGGTGTTGCTTATACAGCGTCTATCGACATACGACATACCACACAAACTTGTAGCAAATGTACACGATGAATTTCAGATAGAAGTACCAGAGAATTTTGCCAGTGTTGTAGGCAAAGCGGCAGTAAGAGCCATTAGAGATGCAGGAACGGAACTAAACCTGCGTTGCCCTCTCGATGGTGAATATAAAATAGGAAATAACTGGGCAGAAACACATTAATGTGCTATACTAATCGTAGATCAGTTGTGATCTAAAACAACCAAAAGGTAATTATTATGACAGAAGCAAAACCAGTAACAATCAATGCAGACATCATGTGGGCAAGCCTGAACGAGCCTAACCGCATGTCTGGTAAGTTCCAAGTAGACCTGACTCAGCTATCTAAAGCGGCTATGGAAGCTCTTGAGATGATGGGACTCAGTGTGCGCAACAAGGACGGACAAGGTGACTTTATCACTGCTAAGTCTAACAATCCTATCCGAGCCTATGACACTGACGGTAACGAGATCAAAGGTATACTAATCGGCAACGGCTCTAAAGCCAAAGCTGTGATAGGCTACTACGACTGGAAGTCACCCGCTGGTCAAGCTGGCCGTAGCCCTTCTCTAATGAAGCTAGTAGTCACTGACCTCATTGCCTATAACGGTGGTGCTGAAATAACTGAAGTGGCTCTGGACGAAGCATTGTGATTTTAATTGATGCAGACATTCTAGTCTATCGCATAGGTTGGTCATGTAACAACGAATCAGAGAAAACTGCCGTCAGCACTATTGACGGCTTTATCTCTGACATCCTGTTGCAACTCAACGTAGACGAAGAAACAGACTACTATGTTCTGTATCTCACCGGCAAAGGAAACTTCCGCAAGGAATATGCCGTCACTGCTGAGTACAAAGGAAACCGCAAGGATAAGGAAAAGCCAGTACACATCCAAGCACTGCGCCAACACCTTATCGACAAGTGGGCTGCTGTAGTTACTGAAGGAGAAGAGGCAGACGATGCCATAGCTATAGCAGGAACTACACACGGTGATAAAGCCATCATGGTCTCTTTAGACAAGGACTTTGACCAGATTCCAGGTTGGCACTATAACTTTGTTAAACAACGCAAGTATTATGTTAAGCCAGAGGAAGGCTTACGCTTTTTCTACCGCCAGATACTAATGGGTGACAGGATTGATAACATCATAGGCATCCACGGTATTGGCGAGAAGAAGTCAGAGAAGATTCTAAAGGACTGCGTTACTGAGCAGGAACTCTACGACAAGTGTGTAGAGATGTACGAAGGTGACGAAGACAGAGTGATAGAGAATGGTAGGATGCTCTGGCTACGTAGGTACGAAGGTGAGATATGGAGCTTCAATGAAACCACGGAATAACGGAAGATGGACAGAAGCACGGTTTCGTTCCTTTATCGTTTCTGCACTCCGACAGGCACATGCCAAATGGGGTGTTAAACACGATGTTAAATCAGCGGCTAGGGTAGCCAGAGGGTTGTATAAGTGTGCCAAGTGTGGCAAAGGCTCTTCAGCTACCCTACCACCGCTAGAAGGAAAGAAGCGTAGACGTAACAACGCAGCAGTAGACCACATAGATCCAGTAGTAGACCCAGCAGTAGGCTTTATAGATTGGAACACCTACATAGACAGAATGTTCATCGAAGCTGAAGGGTATCAGGTACTGTGTCACAAGTGTCACACTGCTAAGACTAATGCAGAACGTAAGAGGCGTAAAAAATGAGAGATTTAACTGTAGATTTATTGAATCATTTGTTTGAGTACGACAAAGAAACTGGTAACTTAATCTGGAAAACGCGACCAACGAATAACGTGAAAGCAGGTGAGATTGCAGGGAGCGAAACCGAAAAAGGGTATATAAGAATAACCATAAACCACAAAAAATATAGAGCACACAGGCTTGTTTTTTTAATGCACAAAGGCTATCTGCCAAAAACTCTTGATCATATTAACGGTGATCGAAAAGACAACAGAATAGAAAACCTGCGACCCGCTACTTCAGCACAGAACGCGCAGAACAGAGACATCTCTAGCAAAAACAAAAGTGGTTACAAAGGAGTTTATTGGGTCAAGCAAACTAAGAAGTGGAGGGCTGAAATAGAGGCTAGTGGCGAGCGTATACACTTAGGTTATTTCTATAACGTAGAAGAGGCTGCTGAAGTGGTGCGAAAAGCCAGAGAAGAGTTACACGGTGTTTTTGCAAATCATGGAGACAATAATGACTAAACATTTAGTAATACCCGACACGCAGGTAAAGCCAGAGCATTCTATTAAGCACTTACGATGGGCTGGTAAGTACGCAGCAGAGAAGAAGCCAGACGTTATCATCCACATTGGCGATCACTGGGATATGCCTAGTCTAAGCAGCTATGACGTAGGTAAGCGTAGCTTTGAAGGTAGACGCTACACCAAAGACATTGACGCTGGTATAGCAGGCATGGAAGCCTTCCTAGAGCCTATCAGGGCAGAGCAGAACCGCCTGAAGCGCAACA